ACATCCAAATGTCACAGTATCACATATTGATAAAGCATTGAATGATACACATCCGTATGTTCGCGAGACAGCAATAAGACATCCAAATGTCACAGTATCACATATTGATAAAGCATTGAATGATAAATCTGAGGATATTCGATCCACAGCAATAAGACATCCAAATGTCACAGTATCACATATTGATAAAGCATTGAATGATAAATCAGTGACTGTTCGACACGCAGCAATGAGTCATCCAAATGCCACAGCATCACATATTGATAAAGCATTGAATGATACAGATGCTGATGTTCGACACGCAGCAATAAGACATCCAAAGGCCACAGCATCACATATTGATAAAGCATTGAATGATATAAATTCGTATGTTCGCGAGAGAGCAATACAAAGAAAATCTGAAATAAAAGAATCAAATTATAGCATAATAAATAATTTTAAAGACATGATATCAAAAAGACAACTTATCAAAGAAATGGCAGAAATGAAATCATTTATTAAATTCATCTCCGAAGAAAAGAAAGAAACTAAACCATATAAAGGCTTCAAAAAAGGTATAAACCACCCAGAAGGGGGTCTTTCCCGTGCCGAAGCCAGAAGACAAGGTATTCATGCTGGCATAGAAACCAAGGATGAAGCAAAGCGTAAAGGTGGGTTTAGTAAATTATCAAAGAAAACTCAGGCTAGAAGAAAGAGGTTTTGTGCCAGAATGATCGGTATGAAACGAAAACGCACTAGCGCAAAAACTGCAAGAGATCCAAAATCTAAGATAAATGCATCGTTAAGAGTATGGGGATGTAGATCATAATTAACAAAATAGTTTACAGATAAATATAGTACTAGGAATGAATAATATGCCAAAACTTACTCTTAAAACTTTACTAGAGAGAAAACTAACCAAAACCGAAAAGGGCGAAAAGGAAAAAGTAGCCAAGAAATTAGAAAAAGGTGATGGTTGGTCTGAACGCTACGGAAAGCGTGGCAAGGCAGTGAAAATGGCAGTTGCCACCATCATTGCTAAGAAAAAGAGCAAGAAAAAGGATAAAAAATCCGTAAAGGAATCATATCTTTCAGAAGGTGATGTTATCAATAAGGAAAATCAGCCAATGTCCCGTGCTGAAGTTGCTGCCAGAAACAAGTGTTTCAAGGCAAAAAAACTTAAAGGATTCAACAAATACTTCAAAGAGAAGAAACGCGGTGGTACTGATAACGCAAAAGAAAGACGAGCCAGAGCATGTACTTTCGTGACTCTTGGATCTACCAGAAAAGGTAAGGGTGGAGCATTGAAGGCTGGGTCATTCAGAGGCAAGAAAAAAGGAAAAAAGGACAATAAATGAAAAATTTCAAGAATATCTTAACACTTCTAGAAAATGAATACGCCGATGTCGGTAATGTATTTAATGGGTTCTCGTCTGGATTCCCTCGTTCTGCCCACAGTGATGCTGGTGTTTATCGGGACGATTCGTCTCAAATAAACCGTATTCACGCATTTGCAAATGCACATTTGAGTGGAGATTATCTTGATCCTATTCAAGCGTTAAAAACCATGAGAGCCAAGATCAACCATGCTGGTCTTGACTTTGATTTCAATAATCAAACCAAATTAAATATCGGACGCAATACCTTCCAGTTGAACCGATATGGTGAAATCTTCGGTACGACTCCTACACATAACCTCATGGATGGATTTGATCGCGGTAAGGATTATGTACCACTTTCGTTGACTTTTGATCTTACTAAGTCACCAAGTGGAAAATTCTATTTCAGTGATGTAGGAATTACTCGCACAGGTTTCACTGATAAAATTGACATAGAAACACCATCTTTGAGTGTTCGTGAAAGTTATGATGAAACTGGTACTGTTCTTCTAGAATCATCTCATATGGGTGCTTCTCTTATTCGTAAGGCAAATAGACACCCTGAAATCAAGACTAAAGTTCTTGAGCCATTGATGAAAAACATCACTAAAAACGGAAGAACTAGCGACGAAGTCGCGCAAAGAGTAAGATTTGCAGCCAAACAAATCGTTCGAAGACTCCACACCGCAGGAAAGATCAAGCGAGAATCTCTTCCTGGGGATATTCACAGTCAAGTAGAGAGAGAATTACATCGTAAATTGAAAAAAGTTAAAACGATAAAAGACTAATACAGATTTATTTTTGCTATGTTTCAGCCTATAGACGAAGACAATTTTATTCTTTTTGCCATGAAGAACTATGAAAATCCCTCTTGTAAAGGGTTTTCAGAGTTTAAGGAGGATTTAAACAGAATAAAATATATCAAAAGACTATTACTGAAATATAAAAAAACAACCAAAATAAAAGAAAGGCTCATACTCAATCATATAATAATTTTGGGAAATGTGTATGGACCTTTAAACTGTTCAAGAATATTGTTTTTCAGAATACCTCAGTCATTACATTCTTCTTTAAAATCATTTTTAGACCATCTAAGGTATACGCCAGATCATATACCAGAGGTTAATCTAGATTCGATAAAGAGTGATAAGAATATTCTAAGTCTATTATCAGAGATAAAATGAAGAGTAAAAAACCCACAACTGCTGATTTAAATAAACTGGTGAATACTTTTACCGTCTTTAAGTTCATCAAAGACATGACCACAGACTTCGAAGACATGAAATTCTTCAAAATTGGTCTGATCGACAAAAAAGGTAATTATTTAAAAGACAGTCGATTAGTGCCGATTTATTACAGACTGATAATAAATCTTAAAAAACTGGTAAAACAAATTCCCAACCCATCCATTCAGGCCAAGGCAAAGAACCTGACAACGGCCATATCTTTGTATGCAGAAGAAGTTGATATGTTGGGTGGAGATTCAGAAGTTGTTCTTTTGGAAATAAACAATTATCTTAAGTCTCAAGGACTTGATTTGACTGAGGAAATGAGTACGGGTGGTGGATTTAGTGTAACTGGTGCGGCCAGTGATCCAAATCCAAATTTGGCTGGTATGGATTCTGGGTTTATGCATAAACGGGATCGTGTTAAAAATAAGATCTTAAAAAGAAAGAAACCACAATGACAACAGAACTACTTTCACTTATCGGCGGATCTGCCGCAGGGTTCCTTTTCCGTTATATGGCCCAAAAGAGCCAAGCCGAACAGGAAAACTTTAAGCGTCTCATTGAGATGAATAAACTTGTCGAGGAAAGCCGTACCAAGGCCGTTCAGAGAGTGCCTATAGACGCTGGGAAGGCCGTCCGTCAGATCATTGTCCTGATGGTCTTGTTTGGCACTATAGCGGCTCCATTCGTCCTACCGTTCTTCGGTATACCCACAGTTGTCGAAGTCACTCAGATCAATCCTGAACTGTTATTTGGCCTGATCCCAGAGACAAAGGAAACAATATTCCAAACAATCAACGGATACTTGTTTACACAGGAAAATAGACAGATACTTATTTCTATAGTCGGATTCTACTTTGGTTCTGCTTCTGCGAGTAATAAAACATGAAATCATTCAAAGAATTTTTAGGCGAAAAATGGCAAGAGTTCACGATCAATTATGCTGGTGATATTGATGATCCATCATTCCACCCCTCACAAGTCAAAGATTCGACTGAAAAAGTCGATGCCATGATGAAAAGGCTGAATGACATTTTTTGGAACAGAAAGAAGAAAAATGATGAATCTAAAGACAATTCTTAAATTATCGGCAATTTGGTTATTATTTACTCTGGCTTCCTGTAAATCTAGTGTCACATTGCCAGGTCTTACATATAAGGCTCCTGATGTTTTGTCTAATCCTACAAAAACTGTATTAGTACAAGAAACTGAAGCGTCTATTCCTTGTAGTGTAATAGTACAGACACCATCTACAGTAAAAACCCATGTTACTCTCGCAAAGGATACTATCGCGTCAGTACAAGTAGAACCAGAAAAGTATGAGGAAATGGTACTGCCTCAAAATACAGAGGTTATTCTTCCAGAAAACACATCTATTCAGACATTTAATATAACACCGATAAATGTTCCTGAAAAAACAGAAATTATCCTTCCTACTGGCACAGAAATAACAATTCGGAAAGTCAACTGGTATGCTCTTTTGTTTTATTGTTTAGTTATTTTGGGTGCTGGTTGGTATTATATCAAGATCAGAACCAAAGATGTCAACAATGACGGATTTGAGGACACAGAGAAAAATATAAATAAAAAGAAGAGAAAATAACATGAGAGAACTAGTAGAACATTATAAACAAATTTTATCTGAAACTACGAGAGCAGAAAGAAGAATACTGGCCAGAAAACAAAAAGCCAGAAACCAAAAACTTTCAACAGATTTAACTGGAACTCCAGCATCTGATACTCGCTTTAATTTTTCTCGCGCCATAAAGGCTGGTGTGACTCCAATTACATCTGGAATCAAAAAAGAAAAAACAAAAGATAAACCTAGAGAACAGTTTATCAAAAGAAAAACAGAATTAAAGGCAAGACTACAATCTGGAGCAGATTGATGAAAAAATTAGTAGAACATTATAAGTCATTGTTGTCTGAAGTAAAAACAGAAGCAGAATTAGTAGCAACATTGGCAACTTCTGGTATTACTCCTCAATTACAGGCACAACATCCAGAGTTATTTCCTGATAAGATTCCTGGAAAAGGTAAGAAAAGCACAAAATTAATTGGTGTAGAACGAGCCAAAAAGATAGCACCTGGAATACTAGCACATCAACAAGCAAGACTGAAGAACATTGCTGGAAGGTCTGATGCACAAATAGCAGTATCTAGACTCCCAATAAAAGATCCAAAAACAGAAAAAACAATCAGACCACCACTTAAATCAGCAGAAAATGCACCAGAAAGAATTGAAGCATTATCAACCGCTGTAAATCTGAGTAATCTACAAAATGTCGGTGGTAAATTAAAGGCCACATTTACTCAAGACAAGTCAAATCCACAATTTACACCTATTCCAAGACTTGTTGGTGAACCAGCAAAAGAGGGAGAGAGTGAAATTAATATTTCTATGCAAGATTTTCCCAGCACACCTCTATCGGTTGGTGGGATAACACCTGAAGCGCAAAAGGCTGCGGCAGACAAGGCCAAGAATCTACGGGGATCAGCCATACAACAAAGAAGAGAAACGAAGGTCCGCAGAGCCGCATCTATTGCTGCTGCGGCAAGAGAACAGGCCAGAATATCTGCCGCACTGCAAGCAAAGAAAATTACAGGATTTGTTTAAATAACACCTTACATATAAAATAAGAATCAATGATATCGGCTACTGGTGAGCCGATATCTTTTTTATTGGGACTTATTATTTTTTGCAAGTCAACAGCAGTTTCTTTCACAAATGCATCATACATTCCACGCTTGTCGGCATTACCTTTTCCCGTTGCCAACTTCTTCACATGTGAAGGCGTAACAATTTCTAGAGGTTTCCCATTGTTCCATATCTTATATTTCAATAGACCAGTGTTCTCCGCTATATGGAATACCTTACCACTGGCTCCATAGGCATAACCTTCTATGGCTATTTTATCGCATCTTTTAATAATATTCATGGCCCAATTTGATATGATATCATATCTTTCACATTCATGGATATAATCATCCATAAATTCACCTTGTATTCTACCATCAAACACAGTGGCGTTTTTCTTTACACTGGTCAGAAAGTAAAATTTACAGTTTGAATAACTGAACTCATTTCCTTCATGAACACAAATTGCTGGACTTGTGAGACTATAATCAATACCACATATCTTCATTTAGATATTTATATACTAGGTTGACTATATCTGTATGGATGACTTATCGGCAGAGAAGCCGTTAGACCCCACTTATGAGCAAAGTATCCTTCAAGTAAACGCCTGTCTTCTGTGGTCAAGGTGGTATGAATTACCACCAATTCACCGACTGTTGTATCAGAGGCATTACCGTTTCCATTCCATGCGCCAACTTCAATACCAGAGAAAGGCTTAACACCAGAATTTACAATAGAGTTTACACCATTTACACTATAACCACTGGTGATGCCGAAGAATTGATTTACCAGTATGTAATTTGTATTTTCTGTAAAGTTTCCTTGAGGCCCACCAGATCCGTTACCACCAAACTGATTAAATCCCCATGTTATACCGTTTTGGAAGTAGTTTATGGCCACACCAGAGGCAGACGATGTTGGATCGTCTATGTTTGCGCTACCAATAATCATACCACTTTGAGATAGATCACCAGTATTTGGTGTTCTCATCACAAACGCCCATGTGTATGGTTGTGCATACAATCCAAAAGTATTCCTTAGCGAAGTAGACGATGAATTATCAAATCTAATTGCCGTATTTCCACCAATCAGGTTACTTTCATAATATGGTCTATAATTCGGTGTAGCCTGTGATAAGTGTCTATCATTTCCGCTTATGTCTCTCCATTCAGAAACTCTCGCAGGGCTTCCAGAGGTCGTTACAGTGCTTGCGTCTGTTGCATCTACCCACAATATAACATCACCTAACTGTTGAGGAGTCCATGGATTTATTACAACAGAAGTAAATGTTGGTATAGATGATGTGTTTGTTGTTATCCATGCACCACCATCTAAATCAAGATTTACTGTATTTAACTCCTCATCAATTAGCGATATTCCTGGTTTGGGTGTAACTCTCCACAAATAAGAGTCATTGTTTATAGGCGCACCAGAGATCAAATAATCAGAAAGGAAATTTATTCTTGTTGTGTTGAGTGCAACATTTCTCCACCCACCTAATTGATTATTCACATCGGCTATAGTATTATTGAGTCTAGTGAGATTGGTTGTAAACCAATTTGGAGAACTATATGCGTTTAAAGAATTTGTCCAATCGTTGGTATTCCAATAATTAAACATTTCTGTGCCAGTTAAACACAAATGACGAACCATTTCATAATACAATCCTCGGCTTACACTATTTTCTATCCATGGTGGAGTAACCACAAGGGTTTCGTTGAAGTTTATACTTGCAATCCAAGGACGAAGTGCCAATTCGGGTGATTGTCTCTTCATTGATCTTGCATTTTGTATAAGAACCAGAAGATTGTTCCATGCAGTATTTTGAACACCGCCATCAATAGTAGTGAATCCTGGAACATCTGTTCTGTATATTTTTGTTGGATCAGATATCAATATTCCGTATATGTCTGGGAATCTTATACCCCCATACAATTCGGGGGATTGTCCTTCCCCAACTACAGAATTAAATCTAGCAGGATGAAACCCTGTGTCATAAAAGAAATTATCATTTGTAGCACCCGTTGAATATCCATTATAATTTGCTACATTAACTTCTGGAAATACCAATTTTGCTGGTTTTACCAAGAACTCATTGGTCCATGCGGCAAAATTAGAAGTTATCGCTCTGTCCCAGTAAATATAAGATGAATTTAGTTGTGGGTGTGAATTGCCGTTTAATATATCGTTTAATGTAAATCCAGCAAATTCAGATAGGATCTGAGAAAATGTCTGACCAGTGAAATAAGGTTGATTGTAATTAGGGTTAGCAACGATTGCGTTTACCCTTGCATCAAAGAGAGCATCGGCAGCACCAGCACTGTATTGTGCCTTTGGTCCTACTTCTTCCAGATCGAATGTGATATAGTCAACATCACCACCTATATTCTTCAAGTTTTGTAATATTAATCTGAAATCATTAGACAATGTAGCACCAATACTATTGGCGAAAATGTTTCCAGTTACACCGTTTGAGAAATTATCCCAGTATGTTGCTCCTGCTCTATATGAAGAATCATACATATCACCTTGATCATATCTTCGTGGATTTAAAGATCTTTTACCTTTTGGCAATTCCAAAAGCCTATCCTTTATTGCGGCCATTCTTCCACCAGTTGTATTATACGGAGAAAAACAACTGGCATTAATCATACCTGTTGCTCCTTGATTTCCAACTGGCGCATAGTCCGCTTCAAAACCACCGTCACCAGCACATTTCATGAAGTACACTGCTGGTTTGATATATTCAAACCTATTCACATTACCCATGTTTTCGGCAAGACTGCTTGCTGTAGCCCCACCTTCTAAACCAGCCGTCTGACGCACAAGACCAAATCCAGAAACATTTGCGTCTGGGTCGGTTGGTAGCCATGAGGACACCCAGATCTCACTAGTATTGTATTCATTTGACGATAATGGTTGAGAAATAGGATATCCATTCGGAAATCTTTTGATAATGTCAAAAGCAAATGAGTTTACAGCACTACCAGTTATTTCATTTTGCCAAAACCCATTTCCCAGTTGTCTATAAAATGTTCCATTGATATTTTTTCTGGCCATAGTGGTATTTATAAATGAAAACACCCCTCATTTCTGGGGGGTGCTTTCGTGAAACATATAGTGTTTACTTTTTCTTATTCCATGGCAACTTACTTGAAATCCAGCCCCATAGTTCCTTGCCGACTAATGCGCCAGCAACAAACAAAACAGCCGAATAAAAAACAGTTCCCAATGTACTTGATATAATTAGTTCCATTACTAATCTCCTTTATAGTATTTATGGTTTGGTAAGATCAACCAACTCACATGAGTTGGCAGTGCAAGCAAATTGTTGCGTACCAGATGTGGTATCTTCCTTTTCATAAAGTTTTAGTGCTTCCCAATCGAAATTATCGGGCATTATTGCTAAAAGTTGTTCATATTGTTCCTTTGTACAATCTTGAAATGGAGCCTGACGATAATTATGATCGGAGTGTGGTAAGAATGAAATACCACTTATCTCGTCAAAATGATCATACACAAATGCACCCACGGCCATCCATTCCTCTTCTCGTACCGTAATAGTCACGCTAGGCTTATGCTCACACCAATGACGCTGATATGTCAGCCAAAGTTTAAGGTGGTCTATGGCCGATATATCGTTTCTGGTGACTGATTTTTCCGCTTTCATCGGGAATGAGAAGACCATGGTGCTTTCTGGACGCATGACACATGGCTCATGCGGAAATCCCTTATCAATCATCATGCGACACAAAGGATCTTTAATATCGGCGCGAACCGTGCGAATGTAGTAATTATTGTGTCTGGGGTGAATACCAGATGCACAATCTACAAGCGCAGAAACTGTGCCAGATGGCTTCACACAAGTTATCGCAGCCGCAGGATTGATTCCTAATTTAGCAGCATATTCTTTGTTTATCTCTACTGCATATTCCTTTAACCTCTTAAGACTAGAGTCCAACGAAGGATCTGGTTTACTCATCATTGGATTATCGTATATACCAGTCAGAGAAAGTCCAAGCAACCGCTCTTCCTCTGTATTTTCCTTCCACTTAGAAGAAAGATATGTGAAATTAGTCAGAGTTGATTGGAATGTTCCTAAAATAGTCGCAAGTCTAATTTTTCTGGCCAGACTCTTATAGGTGTCTTCTGGACGAACTACTACTTCGGAAAGATTACAGAACTGTTTACTTCTGAGTAAAATTTCAGAACAGGGATTGCATCCCCAATCGTGATTTGGATTGCGACGATCTCCTAGTTTTTCAATGGTCTTTTTAGCCGCCGCTCTGTTGAATATGCCTCTTTCTCCACTCTTTGACTTATAGAGAGAGAGCCATTCTTCCATAAAAATTCCAATTTCTGGTTTCTCTTTATAGGCAACCGAATTGTTTGCCAAGGCTCGTTGTGGATTAATGTTCCACCAAGCACCGCTCTTTGCGTCTCGCATTCGTTCATCTGTGAGATTCGACAATGAAATAAGTGCAGAGCGTCTAACGCCTCCGACAACGACAATCTCCGCGATTTTACAAACAACATCGTGGCATTCGATGGAAGTAAGTTTTCTTCCCGCCGCTCTTGTAAAAGTATCAACGGTGAATTGAAAAAGATCGACAAGCGGTCCTGGTCCTGAAGCCCTACCACCAAAGGTTTTGAGTCTTGCACCAGCAGGGCGTACTTTAGACACATCCCACTTTGGGATCTGACCTCCAATAAGTAAGGATACGAGTTCCCTATATGCTTTAGCCCAACCAACCTTGCTATCCTTAACAACAATAGTGGTTTCAGAATTAGTAAATTCTTCAGCGATTGTTGGAAGTTTTTCCACATATTGTCTCTCGACACTAAATCCAACTCCAGTTCCACACATTAAAATGTATAGAATTTCATCAAATACTCTTACATTATCCACAGCCACATACGCACAATTATATCCCGAAACATTATGAAGATCAAGTGCTTCTCCCGCAGTCATCAATGCTCTCATTGAAGGCATTGCTTCCAAATTAATGACCGCATTTTCCAGTTCTAATCTCTCATCTTTTGAGAGAATAAAATTACAATTCTTTGCTAAATGTTTTTCGAAGAAGTCAAAATAACGAGCCACGGACTCTGTCCATGACTCTCGTCGCCCTTCTTCCTCTATCCAACGGGCATATTTTGACTTTGCTATAAATTCCTGATACAACGATGGTAAATTATTCATAAAACTCCTTTGAATTCTTCTTAGATATTTTTTCGCGCTTCTTATTTATTCCCCGACGAGTGCTTTCCACGATACTGGAAACAATGGAGCAATAATTTGATTTATTGCTTTTGCATACTGCTGCGTCTCCCATTGGGAGTGTGCGTCAGAACGCTGTGTATAGACCCTAGCCCACGCTGCGAGGCTTCCCGTCCACCACCACTCCGTATACATGGCCTGTGGTAGAACGGATCTGGCTTGCTCTGGGGCCACTCCCTTGCCAAGCATATAGTCGTATGCCTCCAGAGCCGAATCACATACATCTTGGAATATAACCGAAAATCCTGCCGATTCAGACAAATTGATAAAATCAGAACTACCTTGTTTTGCTCCGTCTGTTGGTGCGGCCCTCCATTTGGGAATATAGAATTCGGGATCATCCTTAACATATCTACGAGATACCTCATTCATCACAAACCCAACCTGATGCTTGCCTAATTGACCACGAACAAATATAGGAGCCTTGACCCTTATCGTAATTTGAGGATGTGCAAATGGTGTCCAGTGATTATGCTTGGCCAGATATTTGATTAGTTTTTCATCTCTGGTGGGAAGGAAAGCAGATCCGTCTTGCTTTTCCCATTCACTTTCCTTATTGAAAGACACTCGCGCAGCGTTCACTACGGTTAAATCATCTCCCATATGAGAAACATATTCAACATGTCCATAATCAAGAACCTGTATCTTCATTTTTTTTCCTTTTTTCAGTGTTCATGTCTAAAGTTGTGTTGCCATTTTCATCTTTGATGTATGAGAATTTTATTCCCTTTACATCCTCTCCTGCATATGTCATGGCATAATCCACCGCTCTGTTGTGAATATCTTTGTTGTTCTCTCTGACATAATTAGCATAATGTTCCGTAAATGAAATATATCCTTCCAGATAAATTACATCTTCAGGTGTTAGATGTGTTACTTTATTACTCATATTTTTTCCATTCGTTAAATTTTACCAAGGCTTCTAATCCCTGGAATGTATTTTTCTCAATCAAACTCATAACATCGATACCATTCGATACCATCTCATTGATATCTTTTTCCTTTATTTTTGAAGGAAAGATCAAAACTCGCTTGCCTTTATCCACAAGATACTTTAGAATGCGAATCACATCCTTGTTCAGTGGTTGATTATCTACAATATATACTCCGTTTGTGTCATCCAACTTAGACCCGATACTCTTGAATCCACTGGCTCCTAGCGTAGCAACAGCATTAGGCAAAAACATCGAATCAAATGGCCCTTCTACGATATAGAACGGCTTTGAAGTATCAACAGCATTCATATTATAATACATCTCTATATCTTCTTTCTTCAAAGTGATGTACTTCATCTTAGACTTCTGTGAGAATGATCTACCCTGTATTCCTATGATACCATTCTTGTCTCTGATCAATATAAGAAGTCTATCCTCTTTAAAGAATCTACGGTTATAGTCTGGATTCAACTGTGTTGCAACTTGTGAAAAGTCTTCGGTATATCCTAGATTTCCCCAATGAGAACAGGGAATACCTCTACCTTCTACATAGACTCTTGCCTTATGTGTAGGGGGAAGAGATGATAACGGTTCTATATCAATATGAGTAGGTACAGTTTCCTTCTTCTGAACAGGCTCAAGTTTCAGTTCATCACCTTTAAACCATCTGGTTTCTAACTTATATTCGGTGCAGAGAGAAGGAGAAACAAGTTCTAATATCTGAGAAACATTATATGCCACGCCGCAGTTATGGCATTTGTAAAAGAATACATTGTTTTGGGGAAAGAACGACCCTCGCATTTTGTTCTTGTTCTTTGCAGAATCTCCGCAGAAGACGCAACGACAATTCGCCACCTTATCGCTCTTCCATTTAAACTTTGGAAAATATACCGAAACAAAATTGATGTATTTCTTATCGACGGCTAATGACATTAAAACTTCCAGCCAGATGTATTGTTTTTCTTGGGAGTCTCCTCTTCTTCCTCTTCTTCTTGAGCAGACTCCAACTCACTGGGATCGATATTGTACAACTTCATTTTCGATCTGTCAATACCTACTATGAATCTTTTCGGTTTATTGACATCATTGTTGCGATTCTTGAGTTGTTTGAACATTATCTGATTTACTTCTTCCAACTCTTCGGTGCTGATCATGGCCATCATAACATCGACGGTATGAGCCAGACCCATGGATTCCGATGTATTGGACATATCTGGATCTGTGTTGCCGTAGCCGTCACGGTTCATCTGTGTGGCGGTGAAGATAGGAACATTATTCTCTACAGCCAGACCACGAAGTTCTTCAGCAATAGACTTAACAATTGTGTATGAATTGGAATTACTTCCTGGCTTGATTCTGGCCGATACGCAAATATTGAGATAGTCAACGAATATGATATCTGGTCTGAACTTCTTCTTGAGTTTCAATTCATCAATAAGGAATCGAAAATGATTGACATTTGCCGTAGCAGTAGGATATTCCTTGACAATCAGTTTACCCTTCATACCACCACACATATTCTTGATCTTCTTCTCATAGACTGAGCGAGGTGTTGTCTTCAGGTCATCCATTGTCATATCAAGGATATTGGCATCAATTCTTGCCGCAATAGCCTCCTCTGCCATTTCACATGTGATGTAGAGAACATTCTTATTGTTCTTCAAACATGCTGCGGCGTGATGACACAGTAGTAAAGATTTGCCCACACCTGTAGATGCGAGAACACAAAATAGAGTTTTGTTTCCCATACCACCACCAGTGATATGATTCAAGTAATCAATATCAAAGGCAATCTTCTCTTCTGTTGTGTGGTAATAATCATATCGCGCACCAAAGTCCTCAACATAATCATGACCGATATGAGAATCGAACGAGACAGCCAATGCACTGGAAAGAATCTCAGGAATAGCCGTGCGAGGTTTCTTTTCTTTACCATCAATGATATTGATAGCCTCCATGATTGCATTGTATACCGATTTGTCCTTGCAGAACTTCTCAGTCTCTTCGATCAACCAATCAAGATTGTGCTTTTCCTTATCACCAAAGATCATATCAACCTGTTCTACGACTGGTTGATATTGGGCTTCATACAATTCCTTTTTAGAATCGATTGCGATTATTATAGCATCTTTGGTTGGTAGATCATTGTATTGATTGATAAAATCACGAACACAAGAAAATAGAATCTTATCCTCTTGCTGAGAGAAGTATTCCACTTTGATGAATGGTAGGATTTTTCTCGAATATTCTTCATTTGTTGCCAGATTCTGTATAATGATGTCTTTAATGTCCATTATCAATACTCGACTTCAGTTTGAATTCTTTCGCTGCCGCTGCTTCCAATTTAGCCAAAACATCCTTGGTAAAATACTTTTCTGGATTCTCGTAGATGTTCTTTTCAAAAACATTGCTTCCATCAGCCACTGTGATTCTAGTGCCATTCTTAACAAATACACCGTGATCAAGGGCAAGATCGACAAGACCGTAGTATCTATCAAGACCAGACTCAAAGTTTAGTCTGACTGATACTTTCTTATTTTCCTTGGTGAATCGGGATTTGTATATACTGCAATTGATGATACTACCAATAACATCTCCATCCGCATCTTTATCCTTTTTCTTGGAGAGATAAACAACAATCGATGCGGCAAATTTCAGGCCCGTTCCGCCACCCATCTCTTTCATTGGAACATAAGCACCAATAATTTCATATGTGTGGTTGGTGACAATCATAGGAATCTTTGCGACACCAAGTTTATTCGTCAGCGCAGTGAATGTACCCTTGATCAACTGGGGTCTTGTCATATCGCGAGTATCTTTTCCCTCTTCGATATCCTGCAATGCCTTGTTTGTGGTTAACATACCAAGAGAATCAAGAACCATAAACATGGGTGTAGTCTCCTTTTCCTTAATATAATCGTTTACAATGTTGAATGCTTGGGTTCTAAATTCCTGAACAGTCGTAACTGGCATTTTTACTACACGGTCTGGATCAATCCCGTGTGCAATAAACATTTCACTGGTAACTGCCTGTTCCGAATCAAAGTAAACAACTACTCCACCTGGGTTGTCTTTCAGAAATTTGGCAATAATTCCAAGAGTGAAGAATGTTTTTCCAGTGGCCTGTTCTCCAGCAAGACCTACAATCTTATTGTTTGGCACACCTCCGAATAGAGATCCACTGATCACAGCGTTAAATATCATACTTCCAGTATCAGTGTATGATGTTACATCAGAACCGTCCATTCCGTCAGATACTACGGACGCATTTGTATTTCCAGACCTTTTGATAATTTTGTTTAAGTATTCTTTCATATCATCTCCTTAAAATAATGATTCTATATTCGTTGTTTCCGACAGATTCCACCCAATAGCATCAACGATAGTGCTGAGTGGATGAAAAAATGACTTTTCATATTGTGCTTCTCTATCGATATACTTATCCAATCCAAATTCCTTTGGAAGAGTGGTTATAAAACCAATGACCGCGTCTTTTCCTTGCACCCCAGCAACAGGATTCGGCTGCTTCAAATGTAGGAACTTAATCTTTTCGCCTTCTTGTACAAGTGGATACTTCATCTCTAGATCAAGTTTCTTGACATAGTAATTGTACAATAAAGCCGCTTTTACAGCAATCGGAGTACTCTTCTTATAGATCGTGTCAGAATCAGAATATTCGTCTAAATTATTCACTCCACGGGGGAAAGCAATTTTACTATAATCAATCTTCATGAAGTCTGATTTGAACTTCTTGATTTCTTTTCTGAGTTCGCTTTCTCCATCATTCAGGATAATACCAATGCACTTCTTCAGTTGCTTCCTGACAACCTCTGGAGTCGAGGAGCGGTTCGTCTCTAGCCCTACGATCTTCTGCTTGGGCTTCTCGTAGCGAACCCCTTCCTTGTCCCATACATTCAGGAGATACCGCTTCTTGGCCGTCCACGCGCCTCTGTTCGCGATCACCTCTCTACCCATCACGATGCGGTTCTCGTCTGCGTTTAGATCAACCGCAAGACGGTCTAGAGACTTACTAATGAATGGATGAATAACCTGATTGGACATATCATCCACATAATCAATCAACTCTTGGGTTGATTTTTCTGATGCGTATTTTTGAATGATATTATTGACCGTGATATAGATCGAATCGGTGTCCGAACCAATCACAAAGTCTACATCGGTAGTCTGGGCAATCTTATTGAGATATTCATTCACTCTCTGGGCAATCCACTGAATAGTCATCTGACCAGAAATGGTAATCGCCTCTGCCATAGATGTGTTGTAAAATCGGAAATATTGGTTTCCAATAGCACCGTAGGCGGAATTTAATTGGATTTTACGACACAACTGAAAATTGTGATACTTTGAGATATCGTATTCCAAGTCATTATGGAGTAGTAATAACTCCTGATCTGTCAATTTAGTTACATCCATATAATAACACAACATTGTAGCACACTAGTACTACAATGTCAAGCCTTGTTTTTTCGTTGTTCTTTGATATACTCTATTTGACTAACCACATCGTCATTAGCCATAAAAACAGGTTCATGGTTTTCATTGTCCCAAACAATCCAACCACCTATTGTATCCATGCAAACTTTCATGTTTTCTAAGATATAATCCTCAAGATGGATAGATTTTTGGTTTATTGTCTCAGCATAGAGCCAATAATCAACTTCTACCATCCACGACTGAGCATAGTGTTCCTCTGAAACCATTCGAATATTGCTTTCGATATAATCAGCACACACTCTTTGAATAGGGGTAAAATTATCAGGTATCGAAGGTTTCATTTCTGTCCGCAATAATAATTTCTTCTGTGACTTCCGTCACAACATATTTATTCGGTGTATGGGTGTGTTTTTTCTTCCATGCGGTGGCTTCCTTCTCACTATTCCACACAGAAATAGATTTATCCGCGTGAGATTCTCTCATCCAATCATAATCACCGTGTGAATTTTTAAAATATAGACCAAATTTCATAAAGTCCCCACTGAGAATTAAACTCAGATCTCAAGATTACAAATCATGGGTAATTATCGTTATACTATGAGGACAAAATCGGAAATGTCTGATTTGCACAGCGACTCCGCACCCCAAATGCGGTATGTTCCTATTACACTACACTTCCGTTACTATTCTATTTATTCGTAAAAAACAGTCGATCTACGCTCAGAAAGCATTTTTGTGCTTCCACCCTGTTTTTTGATTCTATCAAAAACTTCATCAAGATGCAAGGGGGTATAGTTTGTATGCTCAACACACACATTCAAATAATCGGGATCAACATCAATGCTACCAATATCAGACACTTTCATGATTATATTTGCATGTGTGTGTCCATGAATATTACAACCAAACCTTTCCATGCACGACTTATGAACAGGAATATGAGTGAGTAAACACCCGTCTAATTTATGACACGCTCTCACATCCTTAAAATATTTTGCATAATCTTCCAAATGATAGATGTCGTGATTTCCTCTGATGAGGACTTTCTTACCATTAAGACGATCCAACAGTTGCAAGGATTTTCTGGAAATGCATACATCACCCAAGTGATAAACCTTGTCGTGGGGCTTAACCACAGAATTCCACTTTTCAATCAAGAACTCATCATGTTCAATATAATCGGCAAACGGCCTCATTATCTTGCCATTTACCTTAAATTCAACAATGTTTTTATGACCAAAATGTGAATCACTGGTGATGTAAACATTACGGTGCATCGAACCTATTCATCTCCCATAGCATTTTCTTAAAGGCAGAATATGACTCAATAGCATAATGATCAAACAGAACTTCATTATAATATTGGCTAGGAAAATCAAAGTCAAAAACTCTATAATTTAATGATTCGTGGATTGACTTGAACTCAATCTTATTGGGAAAAACATTCAAATATCTTACTTGATTCTCAAGACTTTTGGTCTGTACTACAGTCGCACCAATAACCAAAACCTTCTTACCTTCACTTGCATATTTCAATGCTTGAATAAGCATTCTTGTGGTACGACCTGTGCATCTTTTACTTTCAATGTTGAAAAATTCTTTAGTACTCATGTTATATTCCTTTAAATGCGTCAGGTAGGACTTGCACCTACGAAGACCGAAGCCAAGAGATTTACAGTCTCCCCCATTTGCTACTCTGGCACTGACGCTCAGTTTATTATTTAGATGTCTTTTTCTTCTTCTCTACAAAATTCTCTTTGACGAAATTTGTAACGCTTTGAATTTCATCAAGAAGTTGATTATGTCCTTTTAGATCTGACATACGATTAGATTCAATTTCTTTTTGTAGATAATCAATAACCTGTCGCATTGTAAAAAGATAACGAATATCACTTTCCAATCTGCGAAATCTCATTTCGTCTTCCTGCTCAATTTTTCGTTTCTTTTCTTTTCTATAATTACTGTTTATATCCCAAAAAATCACACATATCAGTACAAGTACACAATTAATAACACTTAAAATAACTACTGCGGTTTGCATAATTTAAAACCTCTTTCTAAGATGTATCAGTATACCATAATTTTTTATCATGTCAAGTGACAAGTGTCGTAAATCTATAAAAATATAAATATAAAAGACCCCTGCGGTGTAATCAGCACCCAAGGGCATGGCACAGAAAGGTAACATTCCATGCATATTATATATCTCGTTCGTAAAGACAATACACCTGTATATGTCGGATATACCAGTCAATCTATCACAGACCGATGGAAAGAACATATATACGAATCCAATAAAAGGCCAAAATATCCTCTACACCATGCTATCAAAAAATATGGGACTGATTCCTTTACAATTGAACCAATATATGAATCAGAAGACAAATATCACACATTAAATCATATGGAACATCATTATATTTGGTTGTATCGAACACACATAAAACATGGTTCTGGTGGATATAATTTGACCTTTGGTGGGGAAGGATGTTCGAAAAGTCTAACTAAGAACGACATAAAGATTTATCATAAGATATACAATAAGGCTAGATATGAAGCAAATAAGGAAAAAGTCAAGGCCCAAAGAAGGGCTGAATATCAAGCAAATAAGGAAAAAGTCAAGGCCAAAAGACGGGCTTGGAGAGCGGAAAATAAAGAAAAAATAAAATTTCAGAGAAAGGCTTTGAGGGAAGCAAAAAGCGCAGCGTGGGTATCACACCCATAAGAATAGTTTCTCCCAACCCCTACGGGATTGTGTGTCTTTAGAAAGACAAAAGAAACTACCCAATTCAATCGCCGTTTGCAACCGACGATCCTATACGGCCTTGCGGTTTATCTTTCCGCTGCCTTGACTGAGCAAAAATGTGGACTCTTGGAATCGAACCAAGCCTTTGACATTATGAGCGTCATGTATTACCAACCTACTCAATCCACAAAATAAAGATCGGAAAAGGATTTGAACCTTTGAATAGTGGATTTGCAATCCACCCCATTAGGCCACTCTGGCATCCGACCATAGTGCAGGTAAAGGGATTTGAACCCATGAGAAAAGTTTGGAAAACTCTTATGTTACCACTACATCATACCTGCAAATACTCCCTACAGGATTCGAACCTGTGACATTTGCTGTGTAAAAGCAACTCTCTAGCCGCTGAGTTAAAGGAGTGTTCCTATTCTATTTATCACACAAACATCTTACTTGCTCTACTCCGAACATCACTAAAATCTTGAGCATTAATAGTCGGCTCATAATCATTCATTTCTTTAATATACACGACACGATCAATATCGAACTTTCCAGCCTTAGAAGCCTTACTCTTGTCGAGAGGGTTCTTCTGCACTGGCATACTTACTTCCGCTCCATCCTTCGTATAGGTTCGATTAGAACACTTGAAGGCACAGCGTAGTGTATCACGATTCACCTTCTGAAGCAAGCCTCCACCCATACCGAATGTCGCGATATTTGAAGCAGCAAAATCATTCTCCTTCAGAATTGTAAGAATTCTATCAATTCCATTCATATCAATACCATCTCCCCAAAGAACCTTGACCTTTGGATTGATCACATAGAAACCCTTGGCATTCTTTTCCGCACCAAAAATATCCTTCAGCGTATTGCAAATCCAAAGAACCTGATCCTCTGGAGTCGGATGCTTCGGAGTCACCGAATCTGGACGAACAACAAATACACCATCACGGGAAAGAATCTGATCCTTATACTTCTTCATATATTCTGCTACGAAGTTGTAGATGTCGTAAGAATCGGCAACAACACTCAGAATACCGCTTGGATACTGATCAAGAAGCCGCTTGAGGACTGCCTCTTCTCCATTCTCATCTGAGGTCATGATGCTATGCTCCGTGGCAGGGACTGAGAATCCAACAGTATCGCCCATATAATACCTATAAGCATACCGAAGAGCCTCAAGAGTATCAGTACCCATAAAGTTGACCAGATGAGCCATTCCACCAATTCCAGCAGTTTCCAGTGAAGAAGCACCACGGAATCCAAAGTCATGGAGCATGAAGGAAATCGAAGGATCGCTACGACCACCATCGCAAGTCTCGTCAAAATAACCAGAAATCAACTTCTTGATATTGCCGCTGAGAGTCGCCACAGTGGTCGGATACCAAACCTGTGAAAGAATGGTTTCGGCGTAGTTGGTGAGCCATGCACAATTTGGATCAGTATTTCGGACAGTAATAAGAGGAGTTCCTGGAGTCACCCAAGTACCTTCTGGAATTGCCCTAATCTCAAGTGGAAGATAACCATTGTGCTTATTCAGGATATATTCCCATCCCTTTCTGTTGAATACATCCTTTCCAAAGTGGGTGTCAAAATATGCCTCTGCCTGATCAATATTATACTGCGTAATAGGAGCCGTAAAATATCGTGTAATGATATACTGAAGACCAAAGAAGCAAATGTCATTGAACTTTGCTCCGTTTCGGCATTCAAAATACGAGTAAATTTCAGTCGTATTGGGTGTATACATCTGATGATGAGTGACCTTATACGAGTCCGTTGCCATGATAAAATTATCGTTCATTATATAAATCCTTTATTTAAAGTTTATTCTTATTGTGTAGAAACCAGTGTTCCAAATCACTTGCTAACGCCAAATGTTCATCTACTACATTTTTGCTCAACATACTAATATGAATCCATTCGCACTTTGTAATCTCCGACATGGGAGATGCATTACCCCAAAGATGCTTTGCCACAAAAAAAGCAGTTTTGATCTTACAGTTTTTGTTATTTTTATATCGCCAATCATCAATCAATCTACTTGAAACATAATGGGCTACACCAATATTAACATTAACTCCACATTCTTCTTGTAATTCTCTACGAGCATCATATTCAAGTGAAGGACTATTTGGATCACTAAATCCACCTACGAAACGATACTCGTAATCGTCACCTTCTTTTTGAATCATTAGAATCTCATCATTGTCATTAATGACTGCAATATCTACTGTCTGATATGCAATTGGATATTGCTGCTGTGATGCGTAAATCATGCCATGACGAAAACTTTCCGTATCTCTGGCAATACAAGACCTGTTTCGAATATCAGTTGCAGAAACATCGGGAACTTCATTGATCAATACTGACCTATAACCTCCAGTATATCCCCCGACAAAAGAATCACGCCCTCCATAAAGAACAACGGAATCGTTGTGCTTGATTCTATTTTGAATTTCTTTGTCCAAATTAGCAGACCAAACATGATCGTGCTGATTATCGTGAATTGGAATAATTTCTACAATACATGTCTCCATTTGTCTAGAGACATATGAAGCAATCATCATCATACGAGTATCGTAATCAAGAGGATCGCGAATCGTATTCTTTGTCGAAGATACACCAATAAAGATCAATACCTTATAATGATTTTTCATTGCAGTATCAATCAATTTGCGGTGTCCATCGTGGAGGTATGGGGTCTGAAATCGCCCAACAATCACACCAACACTGTTGTTTTTTGTATACATTGTATTTTCTTGCATAAGCACGGGTGGTAGGGATCGAACCTACATAGTCCAATTACGGTATCCTGTTTAGAAGACAGGACCGATACACCCGCATAAAAAGTCTAGTATCATTATACTCTATGATGTATTTTATGTCAAGATGAAAACTTAAAAAATATAAATATATGTGGTAATTGGTTTGGTGGAAACAAACCAAAACCCAGTACGGAGACTAGGCTGTCCCACTGTTTATTTATACGGAGAAACGCATGTGTCATAAAAAAATAAGAGTTAAAGTAATAGAGCGAGATCAATATAAATGTGTATGGTGTGGTGTCGGTGAAACATATAACGATAAACCACTAACATTACAAGTAGATCATATTGATGGCAATAGAAAAAATAATAATCTAGATAATTTGAGGACACTTTGTCCCAACTGTCACTCTCAAACAGAAACTTATACATTCAACAAAACAAAATCTACTTTTGAAAATAAATTAAAAACTTATATATCTTCGATGACTGAAGATGAAATTAAACAGTTTTTTATTGATTATTCATATGATGAAATAGTAGAAATTACAGGAACAAGTCTTAGAACTTTGAGAAAGTATATTAAAGAAAATAATATAATCTGTCGGCATAAATTAGTAATTCATAATAAAAAACTTTATTTGAGTAAAGAAGAATTACAAAATTTAATGAAAGATAAAACCTTTTACGAAATAGGATCAATTTATAATGTTTCTGATACAAGTGTGAGAAAATTAGCCAAAAAATATAAATTATATTTTCCTAAAACTTACAAGCCAATTAATAGAAAAAATTTAACTACTGAAACTAAAAGAAAAATTTCAATAGCAAATAGATCAAATTGGATCACTGAATAGGGTTAGCGAGTATCGATCTCGCGCCAAAAGACTGAAATTCTCTTATGCTTCCATTACACCATAACCCCGTCTATCTCGCATGTTCAACTCTATGACAGTTGGCACAGAGTATTATACACTTTTTTATCTCTTTGTCAAGTACTTCTTTCGAAACTCCTGCTCGGACGATACGAGATATATTATACTTCTTGTCATCTACATGATGGAAGTCTAGTGCGGCAGGATGAACCCTATAACCACACTTTGAGCAACCATTCTCTAACTTGATCTTGGCAATATACTCTTTATTCTGCTTTATTTGCTTTAGATCTTTTTTCATAGAAACAACATCTATGATTATTTAGGCATAAAACTTTTAGCAAATCTTGTTCAGACACACAATCGTTTCGATATCAAGATCAGAATCATAATCCCATATATCGTCTGGAGTAACATAATCCAAAGGATCAAATCTTCGCTTCATCGACTCGATATCTGTTTCTTTGATCAGTTCTATAAGTTTTTCAGCACCAGAATCAGTGATTGGAATATTATTTACCTCCGCATCGACATTTGCAAGATTCTTATCTGAATTAATCTGTGAGGTTTTGGTGATCTTGGTGAGTTTAGCGTTTTTACTATTTTTTAATGCTTCTTCCATAGAACTATAAAATTGATCAGTAATATCATCAAATTGGTTAAAATTATGTTTTCTGAGTTCATCTTCTGAACCATATGCCAAGAAAGAGACTGGAATATTGATCTCTACCTTATAGAGTCCAATATTCTTTGGAGTTACCTTCTTCTTTGCGGTCTTAGATGCTTTTTCTGCCTTCTTTACTTCACAATAACTTTTGATCTTTTTCATTTTGTTTCCTTATTATTCTTCGTCTTCATTTTCGTCCCTATGTTTAGCATAATTGGGAACACAATCTGGCTTTCCATCTTCAATCCATTGAGAAAGAGCATACAAAAACTCTTCTCCGTAATCACCATCTCCACCCATTTTAATATCCATGTCAGGAAGATACTTTACCATAGCATAGACAATCGCCAACGCTTCTGGGTGATGAGGCGTTCCATTTTCCCAACGATCATTTAACAATTTTTGTATATTTTTCATTTTTATCTTTTCCTTAAATAATGGCATATTACCAGACATCATTCTAACGAACTCTAAATTGGTAGAAGGTAAAGTTTCCAATCCACCTTTAAGACTTTTAATCTCAATCTTAATTGTTTTGTCATCATCATTTAAATGTTGTATACCATAAAAAAATATGTCATATCCATTCTCTATTTGATATTTAAAATATTCAGTGATCATTTTGTTTCCTTAAAGTGTTCTTTCATAAGCCGATTTACTAATTTTTCATATCTATCCACCATCAAGCACTCATGTAATTTTTTTGCAACTTCAAGATTTGTGGAATCGTATTTTGGTTTCATAAAAGACGAAACGAATCCTGTTACAAAAATATTAGCAAGGAAAAACACACTTCCGATACTGAAAAAATCGAATAGATCTGTCAGAATCGGTGCTTTATCTCCATACTGGGCGGTCAAAATCAAAAGCAATAATGCTGATCCCGCAGAAATGCCAGGTAGGATCATTCCTGCTTTTTTGTATTCTTCTTCTTCTAAAAGAGTATTATTTTGATCTATGTAATCAAATACAAAACGACGAAATGAGTCATATTCTTCTCTAGGTAACCGTTGATCAATATACTCACTCTCCATCAATTTAAGAATATTCTCTCTTTTATATGAAGATAGCAATGCAACTTTGTGCTTGATATTTTTACTGATGTTTTGCTGTTTGTTCATTGTTTCCTTAATACCAAAGGTGAGATTTGAACTCACACTACGAGATTTTTGAAATCTCTGACTCTACCGTTGGTCTACTTTGGCGTATTTATTATATTACTGATACTATCTTCCTTTTGTTTTATATTTTTACCTTTCCAAGTATCAGTCAGAGAATGACAGTTCGGGCAAAGTAATTGTAAATTATCGTATTCATTATTTGTTCTATTACCATCTTTGTGATGAACTTCCAACGAGATAGGAGATTCACGCCATTCTGTTAATCCACACAATTCACATCTATGGGTTCTTTCTGATATTAGATGTTTTTTACAATTTTGATGATTTGCATATTGCGACCAATCTTTTAACTTCTGACCTTTATTCCATGCTCTACCTGTCCAATGAGATGTATCTATCTGATATAGTTGTAGATATTTTTTAGTAACAGAAAATGTTCCACCAGCAGTTTTACTATAACCTAATTGTTCTATTAGTCCTGCTAAACTTTTACAATTATTTGCTAACTCTTGTAATTTATTTTTTCCAAGTTTTTTTAGCCTACCATATGTTTTAGTATTTGTATCCATTAGGGCAACTCGCTTTCCTACTAATATATATGCGAATTGCCTATTCAATAGGGACGGTGGGACTTGAACCCACACTTATATGATCTTAAGTCATATGCCTCTGCCATTGGGCTACATCCCCGTAACTATCCCGCCTAGATTTGAACTAGGAAAAAGAGGTTCAAAGCCTCCTGTGATACCTTTTCACCACGGGATATTTTACTACCACATCATACCACAAACATATATCTAGGTCAAGCCTCAACAACCGTCACGGCGATTTTGGTCCAATCATCTTTTCCACTATTTTCAAATTGGATTGATTCCACAATAACCTTTCTGTCTTCATACAAAGAATCACCAACGCCAATAAAGGGTCCACCCTCAAAATCGACATATTCTATCACATCAGTTCCACCAACACGAACATACTTGTTTTTTCCTTCAATGAAAAAACAACCACCACCAACATCAGTAATATATCTAGGATCACCGTATCTAGAGATTTCGTAAATTTGTTTATTATTTTTGTTCATTGTTTATCCTTGTTAATATTTTCCATTTGTCTCTCTCCATTGTTTATTGTTGTCATCTGCTTCTTGTTTTTCGTCAAAGCAGTTCCAGCCGCGCTCAATAGCGACCGTCAGATGATGCTCTACGATCAACGGATTGGATCTGGCGAGGCACACCTCCCGCCGCGCCTCGTCCCGCTCTGCGGTGCGCTGCGCGAGTTCGGCGGTGCGCTGCGCGAGGTCGGCGGTGCGTTGAGATAACGCAACGGTGATACCGTTTAGCACCTGCTGTGTGATGTCTCGTTGTTCTATCGTCGCATTGCGGTGAACCGTCATTTGATTAAGAGCGGCGGTGCGCTGCGCGAGTTCGCGCTCCAGTTCGCGCGCAAATCCCTCGTATACGACATCGATGTAGTCTGACTGCGGCTCCCCATCGTAACCGCGCACCTCGTAGTCCACGGGAAACACAGCCTTGTCCGTCCTGGGTGTTTCTCTCATGCTCCCCCCCAGATCAAATATCCTACTACCAGACCGATAGTCACACCAATGGCAACAAATATTCCAGCGAATAGAGCCATGAAGCACACTGCCATTTGATCAAAACTTTTGCCGTTGTAGTAACTCAAGTATGTACCTCTTTCGGGTTAATAGTCACATAAAGAATATTAGGATCACTTGACTCATTGCTCCACGACACTTCACATTCAACCCAGGTTTCCAAAGGAATATTAATATCGATTGTATCGATCATATCCGAATTTCTGATGAAATCAAGCACATAAACTGGTCCGTGCCAAGTAACAACATCAATTTCTTTAGGATCTCCAGTGTTGGCATGACTATGCACCCACAACTCACCAAAACTATGCACCCACAACTCACGAAAACAAAATGTTTTATCATTACTCATTTTTTTCTCCAAGGCTGATCAACATGACCCGCCATAATACATCCATACGGCATAATTTCATCTACGATATTTGCAAGATCAAAGAACTCAATCTGAAATTTTACATTGTCAGCATTCTTATATGCACTTGGAAGTTCACTGATATCGATTTTACCAGAATGAAAACGAATGTCAAGACCCTTGGTTTCTTCTACAAAAAGTTCATCGACACTCTTATTGACAAGACTCCGCTTCATGTGCTGTGAACGGCTGAAATTTCTTCCTGCCCCATGAGGAGCAAATCCAAGGGCGTTATTATTATCGTGTGCCTTGACAATAAGAATTGGCTGACCCATATTCAATGGGATCAAACGCATACCTTCGTATGAATCGGGAAGAAACTTATCAAGCATTGGTGTAGCACCCTTTGCGTGATAAAAAATATCTCCATCCTTGAACACGAAGTTGTGTTCGTTCCAGAATTGATTCCATGGGGCAGGGATGATATCAGAAACACTCTTTGCCACGGCCTCATGGATGCACTGATGATTCAACTTAGTCCATTCACGCACAATCTGTAGGGCTTGCCAATATTCCTTTCCTTCATCAGTGTCGTAAGGAATCCATGTATTCTTAGGATTCACGGTTGGGGCAATATTTTTACAGATCGATTCTGCCTTGGCAACACCAATTTTGTATAGATTTGCACCAAATCCTCGACTACCATGATGAGTGATAATATGTGTTCGTCCAGTATTTCTACTGACTCCCACAAAAAGGAAATGATTCCCATCACCCTGAGTACCAAGGTGTGAATGTGCATAATCAAGACTTTTCTGATTATTCAGAAAAGAGTTCGACTCAATCTTTTCCTTGAGTTTACTCGGCAAGGGGCAAAGTTGATTCTCTCTGCTTCTACCACCAACACCAAAATGCGTGATTTTAAATGCTGCATCAAGAACCGTCTTAGGATCAGTATAACCAAGTTCAGTTGACATCACAGAACAGCAGATATCAGCACTATGCATTCGTGGATGGATTGCATTTTTGGTGGCAATAACACCACCGACAGGAATCTCATCCTTGCCCGTAGGACACGCATCAGGCATAATAACAGCATCTACGGCAGTCGGTGTCATAAGAACATTATTCATGGCAGCACACACAGACTCAACATTATCCATTTCATCTTCGGTTACTGCCATAATGTACTTACGAAAATTGATTGGTTTCTCAGGAGGATATACCTTCTGTGAAATAGTTGGAGCAATATACTGTCGAATATATTGATGAATCTGATAATTGGTCAGATTGTGTGTATTTGCATAACTAATAACATCACCAAACCACTTGGCCTGTTCGTATCCCATATCAATCAATGTTTTTCCAGTAATCATGATTATTCCCAAAATCTTCCTTGAAGCATAGTATAAGCGTCTTTAATCACAGATGCAAGTCCTTCTACACTGCCTTTTTTAGTTTTCTCATCATAATATCCATCATAATCATATAGAGTAATAGAAGCATCACCGATTCTTTTTTCTAGATCGGTGATTGTTTCCTTGAGTTTAATTATTTCAACTTGATATAACATGTTTCGCATACACACATCCTCAAATTGATTATCTTTTGGATTAAATGGTTCTTCAGAATTCATTCATGTCCTCCATAGAAGTCATTATGATTGGAGTTTTTTCACCAAAATACGCTCCAAAAATATTAAATTCAGCATATTCTACTGCTTCTTCAAGAGTCATTCCATCCCTCTTGGTCAGTATTTCAATAATTTTAGGATCAGAATATACAACAAGGAAATATTGCCCTGCTTGTGATGCGATACCAATTATGGCTTCATCGAAACCATCAAGTGTATAAAATTCTCCATCTGGAAAAAACTTTAGAATTTTTTCTTTATTGGGTTCGTTGTTAGGTTTGTTATTCATGAGATTTTGATGTCGTGTCAGGACACAATTTTATGTTTGGCCAGGTGGGGTAAAAAGGGAGATCCAATTGCTTACGATACGGTTCAGTATAAGGAATATATGTGGGTTTCGACAACTTCTCATACTGAGCAGTAATAGCACGATAATGATCCAATAGAATCTTTAATTCCGTCACTGTTTTTTCTAAGATTTCAATTTTATCTTTGTCTGTCATTTTTCACCATCCAATTCAGAAATCTTTTTCATAATGGGTTCATACTTGTCCATTGTTTTCTTTAACGCAGAACCAAAGCGAACAGGAGTCCATTCTGCTGTCGTTGAACTCTTATTCATTTCAGTCATCATTGCGTGTTTGATATCTGATGCGATCTGCTCTACAAGAACATCAGGACATTCACGCATAAACTCATGCGTAAAAACCATTTCAATGCTTGTGGCATTAGATAGCCACTTGTTCTTGACAAATGCAAGAACAGGACTCTTTACGAGTTCATTGTATTTATTGATGGCTTCGTCACGCTCTTTGATCAGTCGCTCAATTAGATCTACAATCTCATCGGCACAGTTGATGTTTGCAGAAAGTCTTTTGATTCTTGCAATTGCATCTTGCTCATTCATTTGTTATTCTCCTTGAAGCAGTCCCAGCCTAACTGTTCAGCGATCTCCCTTGGCGGGATCGGAATACACTCACCTTTCGTACACAACTCACAGACTTCCCGCCGCGCCTCGTCGCGCTCCTTGATCAATTTCTCAATCTCCCTCTTCGCTTCCTGCATAATAATCTGTTCCATCGTGGAACCTACAAATTGCTCAAGATAAGCGTCAATTTTCTTTATAGTTTCATTCATTGTTTTCCTCTAGTTTCTTTCCCGTACACAAATAGACGAACAGCGGTTCGACCGATCTTGCGGCAATCTCTCCGCGCTTTCTCAATATGATGATCTCAGCCACATGGCTAGGCGGGATCAGGTTCCACACGGGGACACCCCATTCACTCTCGTACTTAGCAACTATTCCGACCATGAACTTCAGCACTGAATCCAATGCCTCATGTGGATTATCAAAGACGGATTTCTCCAAGAGGACATCCCTGAACCTTGCCGTGTATTGTAGCCTCTTCGCCATTAGCGCAACCCTATTGGTCATCATTGCTATTCCTCCCACTTTTTACCAAAATGACTCCACGACCATGTCTTATGTGTTCCTGTCTCTTGGTCGTAAAGGGTAATCTCTTGCCAATCCACATTATCCACTGAATGGGCTGCTTTATCCGCTTCTTCAAAAGATGAATAACCACCTATGAAGTCTCCAAATCCACCTATAGGATAGTAATTAGATCCTGCAAACACCAGATAGTTCTTCATCATTCTTCCTCCACTACGAAATTCGGTGCATTCACCATCGGACCAACATGTGCGGGTGGTTCCTTCGCCATCTTGGTAGGCTCAGGTGGCATCGGGAGCCACCATTGTGGGTTTCCTTTGTCTAGACAGTTGCCTTTCCACAAACGCTCATGGTCGCCGTACCAACTGCCGTCAAGCCACCTCGCCGCCACCCATGCGTTCCACTCCCTGTCCCATACGAGGATCGGGGTTTCGTCCTTCGGAGCGGTGGAGATCGGCTGCGGGGTGAGCGCAAGGTTGTCGTGGGCAGGATCAATCTCCTGACCGATGTCTTGCACCGTCTTCAAAGCAGCCAACCTAGCCGAAGCCACTGAGTTCGCCGCGTTAATCTTCTGCATCACGCATCCGACATGGCATTTGTTGGTCCTGCCGTTTCCGTCAATCGGCAAAGTCACAGCCCAGTCCGAAGGATTCGCAGCAAACGAATTTGTCATCTTTGTACAGAATGGACACACATCATCACTATTACATCCTTGGGTAGAAGGAATAACATCTTTGTCGTAAAGATATTGCCATCCCCTCTCCTCTGCAATATCATCAGTCTGAACTATCTTTCCACGATTTCTTTCTACCGCTTCATAGACACAGACTTCACGACGAGCATCGTCTCTCTGCTGAAGGAGTTTTTTAATTATATTAATGCTTTTTTCAGTCATATCATAAAAAGCACCATGCAACTCTATATCTTTGATGGCTTCATCAATTTCTTTTTCTGTCATCGCTTATCTTCCCCCATCCAACTTTCCATTTCTCTTAGTCTCATGATAATATCCTTCAAGGTTTCTTTGTCGGAAATGGTAACGCTCTGTATAGAATTATGATCCGTATTTTCCTTAATATTCAAACGAACCATTCTGTTTTTCTCTTTGTTGTAGTCCTTTTGAATACTCAAAGCAGAAAGATGATCCACAAAGTAAGAATACCCACACACATTATTTGATTCTGTTTTACTTGGTTTTGGTTCCACGGTCTTGATGCTTTCTTGTGGTATGTTCTCTGCAAAGTTATCGTTTGTATTAACTCTTTGATCTATCTTATAGATCTCACGACCATACCAACACATCTCGTAGATCTGTGGATTTTTAGATGGAATTCGTTGAACATCAGAATATAACAAAAAACTACTATCTATAAAGGTGACATCATAAAGATAAATGCTATCTCTGATTGTATGATACACAAGTCTAGAAATCTTTTGTAAATAACACTCATAATACTCTACTTTCATTAGTTTTATATCTTTATTACTAGAAAAATAACGATAATCAGGGTCATCGTAATCCAAAGAAAGAGGAACCATGACTCTAGATTTAGTCAAATCTGAATCATTAATAGGAAAAACTTTCGTGTCTATAGCACCACCCGCACAATATGCCCACTTTGGCGTTGGTGAAACACTGAAAATAATATTATTAATGAGTTTATTTGCACCATCACTCATTTTGTTTTTATAAGAATATGTTACATCCATATTTAAACCATCCAAACAAATACTTTAACATTTTTTTTATGTGCAAGATCAATCATCATTTTTGTACCACGCGACTTGCCATCCCATACCGCGATAAGTGCATCTGCATTTTCTGCCATTTCTGCATTACGAATATATCCTGCACTTTTTCCATGTAAAGTCCAATTTGCAGGGAAACTATGAACAGGAATATTATTCCTAATTGCCCAATCTTTACCAATAGAGTCAACTCCACGGGCTTCTCCACACACAACAGCGGTGATTAAAAACTTTGATTTTGATATAGCAGTTTCAACTAATTGTTTGTCTGTTATATCTCTTGATCCTGCGATTATGGTTCTCATATATTCCTTTTAATCATCCAAATGCTTTAAATCCGCGATCAGATTATCGATTTCCTCTTGCAGTTCGGCGTGAGGCTGGTTCCAGTTGTATGTCCATCCTCCAAGGAGCGTTTCGCGTTTCGCGCCCTCGACCAACATCTCCTGTTGGCAGATCAGATTACGAAGTCGAAGAAGTCCAAGTTCCAAATGTTGATTCATATTTAATCATCCCTGGTATCATTGGAAGAATCTATCTTGCCAAGTTCGCTTGCTATTCTAAAGAAAGGACGAAAACTTTCCATAATGTCTTCTACTTTTCTTTTGTAGTATTCTGTATTATTTTTTTCGACCATTATTTCAGTTCGATGCAGTTGTTGTAGATCTTTAATCTGTTTCTTGTGATCTGCTTTCAACTGCTTGATTTTTTGTTCGTATGTGGCTTTTACCATAGCCACATCAACTTTGTTTTGAATATCTTCATTGCTCATGGCCACACCACCTCGTCCTTGAAATAAGGTTTATCTAACTGACGCAGGATCTCCTGCGCTTCCTCTAAGGTTTCGGAACAGAGCAGCGATCCGAGGGTGCGGGGCTTAAGAACATCTTTCCAAGGAAAGAACATAGTTTTACTCTGAATGACATATAAGATTTTGCCATTCCTATAGGTTCGCTTCACGATTCTTACTTTAGATTTCATTAGTTCAACACCTTATTACAATAATCATACATTGCGATTCCACTCGCAGTTCCTACATTGAGACTACGAACGCTTCCGTACTGCTCAATATACACAACATCGTCACACAAGTCAAGAAGTTCCTGTGGAATACCATTCTGCTCCTGACCAAAAATCATAACAGTATGGGCAAACTTAGGCCACGAATAATGATTGATATTGATTGAGCCTGGAATATTGTCCATTCCTACAATCTTCAAATCAATATATTCATTGCGAAGATTTTTCAGTTCTTCCATAACATTATCAATCGTCTTGACATGCTTGAGATTTGTGTAGTGATGTGTTCCGACCGTGCCACGACGATCATATTGCTTGTTACCGTAAACCCAAACTTCCTTTGCGAGAAAGGCGTTTGAGTTGCGAATCAGGGTTGCAATGTTGAAATCGTTCTCAAGATTACTTGCAATCACCGTGTAATTATGCCGTTTGGTGTCCAACTCGGCCTTGATTGCTTCGGTTGTCCAATACTTGAAGTAGTCGATAACATTCTTGGTATCGTTTTCCATCATACCATTATATCAATTATCATTTGATTGTCAAGCCCCTTCTTTGGATTTCGTGCTTTACCGCTTCAAGATCTTTTTCTGCCTTGATCATGAGATCCTTATAATGCTTTCTTTCTTTGTACATCTTATCCATAAGTTCGGGAAGAAACCCAATTTTTTTCTTTGTGTACATTGTGCCATTCGCAGCAATAGTGCAATTAAGTTCCTTGGCTTCGTTCAGATATTCGAAGGTAGTAGACTTTCTATCATTGCGAATAATATCATCTATGTTGATCTTACCGATGAAATTTTTCTTCTGTAATGTCTCAGGGGAAATGTTCAGATGGATAATCAATGATGGATAAAGAGAATTAACATCATATGAAAGAATCCAATCATGCATTCCGACCTGTGGATCTTTTACATAGGCTCCCGCATACTGCGAATCTTTCTTTCCTTGCTTTCTTGGTGGAATGATGATATTTTGTGGCTTTAAGTAATTGTATATGATAGCATCCCATGTACGGACCTGTGAGAATACATCAACGAAATTGACCTTGGCTGAATATGCGAGTGAAATGGCAAGTTCCATCAGCCGCATTTTGTTCTCTAGTTCCAACACCAGTTCACAGTCAACAATATTATACTCAACAAACTTCTGGAAGTTCTGAGTGTAGAAATCACGAATCGTCTCATACTCAGAGTAGTCGATCTTTTCCTTGCCAAGTTCAACATATGCAATATGGTTGAGCGAATAAGACTCTTGTTTTACATATGTGAATGTCTTATAGAGATCATAATAATCCATGACCGATATACCGACCAATTCAAATGTAGTATGGTCTTCGTTGTTCTTCTCAACCATCTTCTTCTTGATTATTCCCCAAGGAGAGAGATATTTGACTTCCTTTTCATCAAGGAGTCTAGAGCAACGATTTACAAGGTACGGAATATCGAAGAACTTAATGTTCCATCCGCTCATTATATCGGGTCGAGCATGGTTCATATACTCACAGAATGAAAGAAGCAAATCTTGCTCGTCATCAAAATCATGGACTTCGATATCTGTCTTTGGCGTGAACTTGCCAAGACAGAATACCTTCTTCTCATTACCCATGATTGTGCTAATGACCGTCACTTTTTCTATGGGATTATCTACATTAGGGAATCCATTCTCTGCTGTTGTTTCAATATCAATATACATGATCTTGATCAATTGTGGATCATAAGGAAAGTCGTTCTCATACTTTTCTCCCATATATTGGTATTCACCGTTAATGTCTCCATGAATCTCAAATCTATCGATGCCTGAATACTTTTCCTTGAATTCATTCATCTCAAAGACATTATTGAAGAATATTGGCTCTACGGAACGGCCATCAACAGTCTTTTGTTGTCTTGGTTTCTGTGTGGGCAAAAAGACACATGGTGAGAAGTTGTCTCTCACCATGTTTGACTTGCCGTCTTCATATTCACGACACAGGATACTTGATCCTGTATAAAACACATTAGTATAGAATTTCATGATTAGAAAGGATATTCTATTGTTGGCATATATGATTTGGGGCGGAAATCAGGAATATCTTCGTCTGATGTTTTTGGATTGGACTTATGTGGTAGATCAATCGCTACAAGATCCATCTCTGGATTTACTTCCATTATTCTTCGGGCGACTTCTGGTTTCAACAGCAATACATCCTTTGGTAATTTATTCTGAAAGTCCAAGTACATCTGTCCTTTCTCCTTCTTACTCTCAATATAGGCATATAGGAGGACACTGTAATTGATCGAATCAATGATGGTATCCTTGAGTTTTTCGTCTTCTACTTTAAATTCACCACTATCACAGAATGTTGACAGTCTACTGATTTTATCCAACAATCTAACCATCATTCCTTTTTCTGTGGTAGTTATACCCATTGCCTCTGCACGGGTAAAGTTTGCAAATGGTTCCTTGCCACTCTTACCTGAGTAATCGTGGTTCTTTTTACGCATCAACTCAAGTGCTTCATTGCATATAAACTTGTGTATTTCAAATAATTCATTATTGTTCATTAGATACTCCTGTTGATCCGAATCCACCGCTTCTATTACTTACCTTCTCTGGTCTTTCTGAAATCTCTGCTATGACACAACTACTATACTTTATGTTTGGTTTCAGGATTCCCTGTGCAATACGATCACCATGATAAATTCTAATTTTTTCCTGTGAATGATTGATGATCGGAAGCATGAGTTCTTGTGTATAATCTTCATCAATAACACCCACACCATTGATAAGTGTTAGACCCTTTTTCAAGGACATACCAGAACGAGAAAAAATCTCAATATGATGGAATTCTGGAATATCGATAATCAAGCCAGTTGGAATAAGGTATCTCCAGTTATGGATCAAATCGATATATGGTCTGCTTTGGGAGTCCATGCTCACGAATGTTTCAAAATCTTCATTCGTTGTACTATATCCTTTGATTGATGCATTAAAAGACAAACAGGCTGACAGGTCAAAACCAGCAGCCATATCTGTTCCATAGGTGGGAAGAATTGCATCTTTGCTTTTCTTAAATATTTTTATCATAATAAGTCCATTGTATCACATCATTATGTATATGTCAAGCAAAAACCCGCCCAAAATGCGCGTTGTTGCCAAGAGGCGTGGCGGGTATGTTTTACTAACGAAGACTCTTTAATTGATTCAGTGTTTGTTCTGTTATCGAAATTAACTCGTCTAATTTAGTTACTTCGTCTACATTTCCAATGCTGAATTGATAAGTTCTACTATTGGTTAGATAGTGTAATTTATTAGTTGTCAATTTGATTAACTCTTCTATTGTCATGTGATTCCTTTTACCAGAATTTCAGGGTTCTCCACATTTCCTGTCCAGTGTGTCGCATCACATAGATATACTTCAATCCGTCCACTGTTTTTACAATTTCCATTTTATTTCCCAGTGTGGCAGCACCATGAACATACGGAATTGAAGTCGCGTGATAAACATTCCAGGTTCTCAAATCAATTTCGTATATACGGTTTGTAGCATCCTTTGTGAAGTAGTAAGAATCACCACCATCATATGCATACATTGAACCTGTTGACAAGGTGATAGACGCAGGAGATGTGAATACATGAACATACCATGTTTCAGTTGGTATATCAAAAACATCAAACGAAGTGGAACCACCACCTCTTGGACAAATCAACCATCTACCTTTCTTTGTAGTATCGGTAAGTCCATACAACCAATTCATGCTGGTTCCAGTGCTTCTTGGTTGAATATCATATATTGTGTATGTTGAATCAACGCCAGTGGTAATGTTTGCACCAACAGTCAATACTGTTGCAGTATTAGATGTTACCGTGAAATCCGTACCCGCACCAGTTCCAGAAGTAATTCTACCACGCTTACCAGCAAAGACATTTACTTTCCACTTCTTTGCGGCATCAGTTATAGTAAGTGCCGCACCAGCAGTCGTAACCAAACCAAAACTATCCATGATTTCGTACTTGGATGTCGCATCAGGTGTTGCAACAGACCACGAAGCCACTGTCAAAGTGGTTTGGGTGTTTGCCGTAATTGCTTCTTCGTTTCCTTCACCTGTACCAGAAATAATTCTTACTCTATGACCTTGCCATTGATTGATTGTCCAGTTTTTACTAGTATCAACCAGAGTGGTAGCCGTTGCGGATGTCGCGTATCCATATGGTCGTAGATTGTCAGCCTGTTCGGTTATCATTGCTCCAGAAGAACGGACTTCCTGTATAATATAACGGCTAGTACCGTTAACAGCAGCCGTAATGGCAGACTGAAGGGTAATTGTTGTAGCCGTATTTGCTGTAATTCTACGAGACTGTGTAGTCGGAGCAGGACCAGCAACATTGATGTGAACTAGTCTGCCAACAAGTGAATTTGTATTCCAGTTCTTCGATGCGTCAACTAAAACGGTAACAGACTGAGAATTTGCCGCAGTTGGAGATCCTGTAGAAGAAGGAGCCGCGATACTGAATGTTGTTAACCCACCAACACCCGAAATAACAAAATCCGCATTGAATGTGGGATCAGTAGCACATCCTTGAATTCTTATAGGATCTCCCGTGCGTAAATCGTGATTCATCGCGGTAGTAACTAACGCGGTTGTTCCGACCGTTATTGTTATAGTCAAGCCAGAACCCGCACCGCCAGTTGTGTTGGTAGAGCCACCAACATATCCAGAGCCAGCAGCGGCTAATTGTAGGCCAGTAACACCACCAGTGGTATTAACAGAAGTGACGAATGCCGTACCTAAAGTACCAGTAGTTGAACAGGTTACCAAATCTCCAACCTGATAACCAGAACCAGCAGCGTTTACCGCAACCGTCAATATACCGCTAGTTGTTCTCACAATAGATGTAATACCAAAACTTTCGTGTGGTGAACCATACGAGGCACTTGTAGTAGAACGAGCAAATACCGCAATATTTCTAGCAATACCAGTATCGACTATTTGACCATTTGCCCATAAATCATCTTCAACTGAATAATTCCACATAGTAGAAGACGCATTACCAATCACATATATTCTGTTGGTGTTTCCATATACTTCATATTGTGATGTATTATCTGGCGTAATATCCCATTTGTCGGCCACAAAGAATGTGGTATCTGTATTTCCTGAAATTCTTCGTCTTTGACCTACACCCGTTCCACCAACTATTCTTATCTGGCTATTTGCCCATCGATTAAAATCCATTGTAGCACCACTATTTGCGAGAGTCAATCCACCACCACTAGTGGCCGTCAATCCAGACAGGAATGCTCCTGCAATTTCTCCTGTTCTTTCCATAGAGAAATCAGTACCGAATGCTGCCAACAATTGTCCACCAATTGCAGTTTTTACTTGCCAAGTGTCAGTCAATATATCATAATAGTTGAATGTTGTCCAAGGAGCAGCAGCAGCGGAACTCAACAACCATAAACCACCAGAAATTATCTGGAATTGTGAAGTCGCATCTGGTTGAACAGTCCAGTTAGTATCTAGAGTCAAATCAACGGATTCTATTGTGAAATGAGCCTGTAAACCAGCGGTAGTCCCTGGTACGGCATATGGTGCAACGGCGGAAAAACCTGTGTTGTTAAACGAATCTATAGCCTGATAGTTTGCGTCCGAAACTGAAAGAACGGTCTGATCATTATACTGAATAGTTCTGATTTGTCCAGCACCAGTACCAAATACTGTTCTTGCCGTATATCCGTCCCATTGATTAAATCTCCACTTTTTGGTATTATCACCAAGAGTATTTGCAGTTGCAGTTGTTGCCAATCCTATATCATGTATAATTGGATCTGCAACTGATGTAATAGTTCTTTCCTGACCAGAACCTTCGCCTTTAATTATTCTTATCTTCTTACCGACCATATTTTTATTGGTCCGTCCAACAGAACCAATTCTAAGTGTATTGGCTGTTCCTGAAATAACATGTCCTCTATGACCAGCAAACGCAGAATATTTTAATGCAACAGCAGTTACGGGAAGAACAGGTGGGGGAGCAAGTTCCATCCAAGAATCTGAATATGTATCATAAGCCCATAGTGCCTGTGCTATGATGTAGTAAAAAACACGACTAGAACCATCGTCGCTAGCAGCCAATGCAGATAAAGATGATGTTGCTGTTGGAGCAAAACGCATCCATTCGAATACTGGCTGATCTACTTGTTGCTTTAAATTATTTGTGAGTGGCATGTTTGTTCCTAATTATGAAAACACTAATTTTGATCTGATTGCTGATGCATAAAGATTTCTCGATTCGTCGGCAACACGCCATAATTGATGGAGTGGACCTTCGAAAACTGCGGAGGTAGAAATTGAACCGAGAGTATACGGATTTGTTGCAGAATTTGCCACTGCCTGAGTCGCAATTGCGGTGTTAATATTTGCAGTAGCAGTAACAGTTCCCGAAACAGGGACGGTGTTTGTAAGTTCGATAGTTGGAAGTGCATCCAATGTCACTCTTTGACGCAAACGAGAATCAACAACTGTATTTGATTCTAGCAGTTTATTCATTCTTCTTAATAGTGTCTGTAAAGTCTCCTCTAGACTTTCAACATCAAGAATTATCTGTAAATCATCTGTATTAGACATTGCCGTAGTATCAAAATCTAAAGTCAAGACATTATTTGTGAATCCTGCATTTCCCTTGGCAGAACTAGCAAAATTGTAAATTATTGTGTTAGTAGTAGAATTGGTAATCAAGTAAATATTAGACAATGTTATGGCTTGTCTAAGACCACTAAATGTCACTGTTTTTGCAGCGGCATCAAAAGTGTATGTTCCTGGTGTGTCTGTTCCTAATTTTGCTTTCATATATACTCCTATTTATAATGCAACAGCCATTGCTATAATAAAATCTTCGTCCATACCAATTCCCGCTGGTCCAGTTGGTCCAGTCGGTCCTGTGACTCCTCCACCAGAAGCAGATATTGTTATTCCTGCTAGACCAGAAGCGATAGTGATATTTGATCCCTGTAATAGATTTATTGGTCCAGTCAATCCATTCAGAGATTCTACATAATCTCCTACTATACCCCCACCACCACCACCAGAGGAATTAATAGTAACCACATTTCCTATAGTAGATAATGTTACATTTGTTCCCGCTGCAAATGTGATGCCACCAGATAATCCGTTAACTGTAAGAACACCAATATTACCAATAATTAATGTTTTACCCGAAACTGTTGCTGTAATACCCGCAGCAGCGGATATTCCGACAATACCAGTAATTCCTCTGATAGATTGAACATAGGGAATTGCTGTGTTGAGAAGCGTTCCACTGGTGGTCGGAAGAGTGTGGATAGTGTTTGCAACAGGATTTGTATCGCCGCGAACCGACGATGTGAACGCGGTTCCTGCGCCGTCATATGAAACGATGTCAACCGATGCACTATCAAAACCTACGGTAAATGGTTTCTCCACCTTAAGAATACCAGATAAATTACTTACGGTTGCAGATCCATTTATTTGAAGAGAACCGTTAAAGGTTGCTCCACCAGAGACGAACAGGTTTGCTGATGTGATACCAGCATTCATAACTTGTCTAGCAGTAAAAGTATTGCCTTGATTGGTTCGGGCAACATTTGTTATTGCGCCAGTTGAACCATTGACGCTGATGACATAATCACCTGAAATCCCACTTCCGCTTGCAGCAGCAGATATGGTTATTCCTTTACCACCAGGTGTTATCGTTACATTGCTACCAGCGAACAGAGTTAATCCACCAGTTAAGCCATTTAAGAACCAAACATAATCGACAGGTATCGCTCCAGTTGGACCTGTTGCCCCTGTATTTCCTTGAATTCCCTGAATTCCTTGAGATCCAGTAGCACCAGTTGGACCAGTAATCCCTTGAATTCCCTGAATCCCTTGAATTCCTTGAGATCCAGTAGCACCAGTTGGACCAGTAATCCCCTGAATTCCTTGAGATCCAGTAGCACCAGTTACACCTTGAATTCCTTGAGGGCCAGTAGCACCAGTCGGACCAGTTATCCCTTGAATTCCTTGAGATCCAGTAGCACCAGTCGGACCAGTTATCCCTTGAATCCCTTGAATTCCTTGAATGCCTTGAGGGCCAGTAGCACCAGTCAGACCAGTTATCCCCTGAATTCCTTGTATACCTTGGATGCCTTGAGGGCCAGTAGCACCAGTTGGGCCAGTGACACCCTGAATCCCCTGAATTCCTTGAGATCCAGTAGCACCAGTCGGACCAGTAATCCCCTGAATTCCTTGAGATCCAGTAGCACCAGTCGGACCAGTAATCCCCTGAATTCCTTGAGATCCAGTAGCACCAGTTGGCCCAATAGGCCCAATAGGACCAGTTGGACCAGTATTACCCTGTGGACCAACAGGTCCGACTGCACCCACAGAGGATGGTCCTAAAGACTGTGCAGATACTATTACGGGCTGAGTTAAATTAGAAATCAGTGTTCCGTCAGGAAGAACACTAAATTGTTGAATTTTAACAACTGGTAATTCATTAGACATATTAGTTATTTCTTGTTACCTGTCTTGGAACAACAAATACGCCTTCCATAAACCGCATAGATTGATTCAAATTGTTTATGAGTTTCAAATCATATACATGATTACCACCTGGAATATTATCCATTGTTGGTCTGTCTAATGATATTTTTATACCACCAGTATATCCTACACCACCAGTGATAGAAACATTTAAACTGATGCCACCGATCCCAGGAATTCCAGGGGTGAGTGTAGATCCCATTATAAATTCGCCAGTAATTCCACCACCAGTTAATCCAGCAGTAGATGCAAAAATAAGAATACCAGTATCTTTTACGGATCGCCTAACTTGCATTTCTGCTGTAAAATTAGACAAATCTATATATGGACCATTTTTGTAATAATACTCAAGGTATATTACTTGATTCGCTCCCTGTTCCGCGTAAATGTCGTTTTTTATTGCTGGCATTTCTATTATTTATATAAATTATAAAACAATATTTAATTATCATCTAAATCAAAGGCATCGAAAAATTCACCGTTTGGAATGGATTTTATGTACAAATATGAGTTTTTAATATGGTTTGTTTGTCCCTGATTTAATTGTTGTACGGAAAACCATGTCTGAAACTCTTGTCCACCAACATAATACCCTCTATTATCCAAAGGTGTTTTTCCGTCAAATCTTGCTTGTTGGTTTAAATAACCGCTCAAAAGAATCTGAGCAGTATTTGTTTCGTAATTCGTGGTGACTGTTAATATTCTCCAATATGAAGATGATACCCCAGATTTATTTTCAATTGTTTTTTCTAATGCCATTGTTGTCTCCTATATTGTTAAATTGCCAGATATATTAACTATATTGGCGACATATTCCACTAAATTTACTCTTCCGTGTTGTCCTTGTATTCTGAATTGATTGTTAAAACTATTTAAAGTTACACCAGAAGCAGTGGTAATTCCTACTTGACCCGCACCTATTTGAATAATTGAACAATTAAAACCTACTGGTAAACCACTGGGTATTGTTAGAGTAATACCAGACGCATTGCTCATAGTTAATATTTTACCATCATCAGTCGTTAATAGTGTGTATGTTGTACCTGTGAGTGCATTTATAGTAGACGGACCAAATCTATAGCCACCTGTTGCGTATACTGCACCCAAAAATGTCGATCCACCAGACACATTGATTCCACCGCTGACACCTAGAAAACCAGATCCTGGAACAATCAATATTCCAGATGTTCCACCAGATTGCATCAAACCATGTGCAATATTATGCTCAAATCTCAAAAAATCGTTTGCGTTGTCTCTTACTTGGTTATTCGCATAAAAATAGAAATTTGGATGAGTGTGCGTAATTCCAGGGGAACGAGTTGCACTGCCCAGTGCTTGTGGGTTTATGAGAGCAATTGCACCACTTGAATTAGCATTAGCACATGTTACCACATATTGAAGAGTATCATTTCCTGTCGTTGAATATCTAATTCTGGCCGCACCGTTTGTATTAAATGCGAAATCTGCGTCAGCATTCAAATATAAAGGATTATTGAACCACAATCCATATGAAGAAGGACTGATACTTCCATCACCTCTTATTGCATCTAATCTAGTTCCAAATGCCCATGATGTCGTATCAACTCTTAGACCAAATCTACTGGTTGATGTTGTACCTGGCATTAAATCTATCATGCCAAAAGTATTATTTCTTATCAATTCTGTATTTTGTAGACCAATCGCGCCATTAAATGTAGCACCACCCGAAACAAACAAGTTGGCTGATGTGATACCAGCATTCATCACCTGTCTGACGCTGAAAGTGTTTCCTTCGTTGGTTCTGGCAACATTTGTTATTGTACCAGTAGAACCATTTACAGAAATCACATAATCACCAACAGGCCCAGTAGGACCAGTTGGTCCAATTGACCCAGATGGACCAACCAGACCAATATTGTAACTGATCCAACCAGCACCATCCCACTTCCAGGTTTTACCGTTGAAAGTGTATGTTTGATTTAATACAGGTGATGTAGGAAAATTAAGCGGCATTTAATGTCTCATATCAGTTCAAACCACGAAACATCGCAAAATACTTTTGCGCCAGCATTGACAGGAGTAAATGTAAAACAAATTACATCACTTTGTCCGATTTGATTTCTGCCTAATTGAAAATTGAACTCATTAACTTGATTGATGGCGAGGCTTCCAGAACTGCTAATATACCCACCGATTATATCCGCACCACCAGTAACACCAGTGGCCGTAATATTGTATTGAACATTCCCGTTAACATGTGTTACCCAGGTTCCGCCAGTAAGTACAGGATTCAGCAAAATTCTATATTGCACTGTATCTGGTTTATTTGATGCGGTTTCTTCAAGAACAGCACTGATATTTGCAGGAATAATAATAGAATCTAATCTATTAGACGGCAGACGCAAGGCTACCATAGGATATTGTGTTCCAACGGTTGCTAAGGTGGCAGCAACGACTCCACTGTGAGTCACATTATATCTTGTGCTGAATCCTTCATACCCCGCTTCACTCATTACAGTAGAGCATATTTGCTTCATGGTACTTTGAGATGCTGTAGTCGCGCCATTAAAAATTTCATATCTTATTGGTAAACATGCCGTGGTCATGTATGTCGTTGGGTTTATATTATCATTATGAAATGTATGGGCAATAACTGGCTTACCATCAACGATAAAACCTGTGCGTACATCACCGACACCAAGCCATTCTATATCCATCCAAAAAATATTTGCTTTGGTAACATCAATAGTTCTTCCAGATGAACCATTTCCGTCAAACTTATCTACATTCCAATTTGTTTGATTTACGGTAGTAGTGTTATTTAACGAACCGCTAGATAAACACATTGATAATGTAAGACCATTTTGCTGAAGATATATTCCGTTATATGGAACACCAGATGTAGCACCGCCAGTAAGACCAAAATATCCAAGTCGCTGAACTAATCCTTCTTTTGGTGTATTCATTGCGAATGTATTTAAAATCAACAAAGATTTTCCTGGCTGATATGCAAATACTCGTTTGGTTTCTCTGGTCAATTTAGAACCAACAGTAACTCCAACAGTTAAATTTATTGCACTCTCATTCAATATGTAATTAGCAGTTCCACCAGTGATTCCAAAAGTATCCCACTTATCATTTGTTTGATATCTATGTTGAGAGTCGAAAATTGTAAAAGGATTAGATACCTTCAGCCGATTAAATGCATCGACTGCGTTTGGCTTGAATTCAATTTGGTCATTGAACAGATAACTCATATTATTCTCCACCCATTCCTATAGATGAAATCCAATGCTCCATTATTGATATTTATAGTGGCAGACGATGCTCCATCTATTTTATCAGATAATGTCGCCCCTGTGATTACGATATATCTGTTTGGATCTCCAGCACGACCAGATTCGTCCTTTACAACAATCATTCTTCCAGTTTCGGGAGCAGAGGGAAGAATGACTCCAGCGGTTCCCGCATAACTAACACCGATATAATAATCAGATATAGTTACTGCGTAAGTAGCACCAGTAATCGAAGTGGTGGATTGAATTACATTTGATGTGCCATCGTTGGTAGCCTGAACCCACTGCGCACTATCTCCATCATTAATGTAGATATATTCAATACCAGTATCAGAATCCATCCAGCGTGTGTCAAATGTTATTCCAGTTGGAGGATCTGGCTGATAAAAGAATCCACCACCACCAATTCCTAATTTAACCCAGCCTACACCATTATATTTCCACGAAATATCCAAATAGGAGAATATTTCGCCTGTGTTTGGTGTTTCGGGAAAAATTATTGGCATAATATTGATTATTTATATGACAAAAGCCCCATTTCTGGGGCTTTGTTTTACTTCCTTGCCTTGAACTTTTTTTTCTTTTTCTTCTCTTCTTTTGCTATTTGCTCTTGTTTTGCCTTTTGTTCTTGCTGTTGCAGGAATTCTTGATGTTGCTTTAGAATTTCCTCGTAGTGCTTCATATTCGTTTGTATTCTTTCAATTTCTGTTGGCGGAATCTTGTTTTCCTCCAGCAATCTCTTTCCTGCCGAATACCCAATAAATGGCTGTCCAGCATAGGCCGCTGTTGCACAAACCTCGTCCAAAATACCGAATTTATAGATTGCGTCTGGAACGAATAGGATATCATTCACAGGGAATGGAATATCCAAAGCGGCCTTGGCAAAGGTGTACGCAACCGCTGGCATATTCAACTTGGTGCGGTAAATCTGAGCAATATGATACAGTGGCTCTGCCCTCATTGGTCTGTATTGATATGCCGTCAAAAATACATGCATAATCTCATGCCAAGGATGATTCAACATAGACTTGGCTATGGCTATTCTATAGATTGAATAATATACTTCTTCTGGCCAACCACCCATATTTACTCTTTTCTCATATGCGGTTATGGCCTTTTCCCATTGCTGAGAATCGAAATACGATTGTCCAAGATAGAACTGATATCTGGAATTATCTGGTTCATCGATCAATGCCTGTTCTAATGCCTCTGCGTCCTTTGAATATTTTTCAATAGGAGTGATACCAACATTTCTGGCTCCCATTGTACGGGCAACGACTCTGTAATTACCTTCTAATTTCGACATTACAGGTTGAGGCTTGGACACGCATCTCGGATATTCATGGAGAATACCAACATATTCCCAATCTTCTTTCATACTGAAAATTTGATTTCTCCACCAAGAAAACTCTTCTCTACCTAGTCGTAGCGCAAATGAATCTATTTCAGTCCCATGTGGTAGTTTGAATTGCCCCTGAAGGTAATCATCAGCATCGATCATGTATGCATAATCGGCTTTATCTTTACATAATTGAAGTGCTTCGGTTCTTGATTTACCGAAACCCTTCCACTCTCTCTCATGAAGTTCTCCAGGAATTCCCTTTTCTTCGAAGAACTTACGAATAATATCCTGGGTTCCATCAGTAGAGCCAGTATCAACAATTACCCAGTAATCTATTAGTTTGTGGACCGAATTCAGACACTCTAGGATAACATGAGACTCATTCTTAACAATCATCGACAGACATATTCTAGCCATTATCAATATCCTTTATACTATTTATGATTGACCGTACTCATCTTCTATAGGAAGAACTCCCATTAACTCAGATTTACAGTCATACTTTCTACTTATATTTTCTAATTTTCCGCTGAGAATACATTCACATGTATCTACAAATAAATCTACATTATGTTTAAATCTAGTTTGATATAGATGATAAAATTTTTCGTCATATATTGTACCTATTCCGTAATAACCATATCCAGATAGTCTCCAAATTCCACCAATTGGAACAGATTGAAACGATGTAGGAAAATACATTTTTAATCTTTTTTCTCGTTCAACGGCAGATCTAGTGAACTCCTGTGCTATATCCGATCTATAATTGTTCACTGCACTAGGTCTTCCAATCGAATCATAAAAATCTTTACTTATAACTAAGAAAGATGGGGCGCAAAATATATCATGTTTTGCTTTTATGCAATTAGTGACCTGTGCATTTCCTACAAGATACCCTTTTTTACAAAATTCAATAGATTCTGTAACTGCTTCTAATTTTAAAGGAACACAATCACTATCCATAAAAACAAAAATGTCAGAATCATTACTTTGTAATGTTCGATCAATCCATTTCCCATGATGTATGTTTTCCACCGTAACATTCAAGTTAATACCGAAATGATCCATTACTTTTTTCTGATATTCGACTACAAGAGGATTGTTGTCTGTCCATCTTAGACTGTTAAATGATATTTTCATAATTATTTCCAGTAAGAATAAATACCCTTTTCTACCTCATACTTACTCCATTTAAATTGACCTTTATCCGATTGAATTTTAGCCCATTCCCACATGACAGCCAATCCATCGTTCAGTGAAGTATTATCTTTATAATCTAAAATATCTACTGATTTTTGCCAAGTAGACCAAGCATGATGTACTTCATGTCTTTTTTCAAGATATACCTTTTTACCACCACCCATAACTTCAATCAATATATCCGCTGCTTGATTGATACTATATTGTTTAGTTCCACCTAAGTTAATTATTTGTTTAGATGCTTTATCTAAAGTTAGTGCTTTCCATAATGGTTCCAAACAGTCATCAATATAACTAAATGCTCTAGTTTGTTCCCCATTTCCATATATGGTCAAAGGTAAACCTCTTAAATGATTATACATCCAAATTCCAAGAACATTTCTATATTTGTCCCATATATTTTGATTTAAACCATATACATTATGTGGCCGAATTATACACCAGTCAAGACCATGCTGTTCCCCTGCAATTTCAATATCACGCTCACAACTTGCCTTAGCAACTCCATATGGATCTATAGGTTGTCTGTCTAAATTTTCAGAAAATGGTGCAGTCTGTTTCCCGTATACTGCCATACTAGAAGTAAAAACTAATCTTTTTACTTCATTATTGATACAACAATTGACTATATTGGCTGTAGAAAGTAAGTTATTCTTATAGTTGTGTTTTCTGATAAAAGGACTTAGACCTTCTGCTGCATATGCCGCAAAATGATACACATAATCAGGTTTTTCTTCATTAAATTTTTGTTCAAATTCATCATCTGCACAATTCAATTGATAAAAGTTAACTCTTGAATCTATATTTTCAGCATAACCACCACTTAAATCATCTATACCAACTATCTGATAATCTGGTTTATTTTTCAATAACCATGATGCCATTCGCGATCCTAATAACCCAGCCACACCAGTAATAAGAACTTTCATAATATCTCCATTATTTAATCCAATACCAAGAATCAGTTGGCATGGTTTTGACTTCTTTTTTGACTTCTTTCGAGAATTCATTAACTGCGGTATTTACCTGATGGATTAATGTGTAATCGTGACCAGAAAAAATTCCACCAGGTTTTAATTTTTTATAATAATTTTTACAATCCTTCAAAACTTGTTCATATGTATGTAGACCATCAATAAAGATAAAATCAAACATTTCATCATTAAAATCATGTACTGCATCGTCTGATGTTTTTCTATGTTTTATAAAATTTGAATATGAGTGTAATCGTTGATGTGCTATATTTTCTGCGGGATCATTAGGATGACATGTCAATCCACCGTTCCAATCAACATATTGTCTATAAGGATCTACTCCGTGTAATTGTTTTATAGACAGATTGTCCAACAAATATTGAGCATTTACACCTTCATAGCAACCTATTTCTAGCCCTATAAGATCTTTCTTATCAGAAAGTAGTGAAAATAAACCTAAACCAGATATGTTCATAAATTGCATTCCTTAAAAAGTATTTCTTTATTAGCATTCCACAATTCTTCGTCTTCATGTTTTATTTTTATTAATTCTTCTACATGATCTACTGTAGCAGAAACATAACCATTTATATTTATGCCGCTAATTGTCTTTATTTTTAATCCTCTACGAGTATAACTTTCTGTCATGAAATCATCACCATACCAAATAAAAATTTTATCATTAATCGGGATAAATGATGATTTATTTAAAAACATAGCACATCCAAATCCAAGATCTCTTTTTGGTACTTCTGTGAGTATAACTTCAGATTCTAAACTATTTCTAATTTTGTTATTATCATGCTGTAAATATGTTCCAATTATTGAATTTTCTTCATCAAGATCTTTACCGATTATTGATAATGCTTTTTCATAATCAAAAAATGTATCGTCATTTTTTATCATTACTTTGTTAAACTTAGACATTCTCATACCAAGATTCCATGATGGATTTATGTATAAATTACTTGGTGGTCTGACTTCTATGATTTTAGAAAAGGAAGAAACATCAAAGTCTGATGGTGTATCTTTGATGTTGTTGTTAATTAGTATAATTTCTCCAATAAAATTACACTTTTCTAATTGTTTTAAATCTTCGACCGTTTCTTTTACTCTCCACATGGTTGGGAGTATAACCGAAAACATATTTGAGTGTTTTTTCATTTTAATTCCTCATAAACTTTGATAATCTGATCAACTCGGTTTCCAACAAGATGATGTTTTGTAATTTTATTGTATATATTTGTTGCCAATTTTGTTCTATATGTTTCATCACTAAACAATTTATTCATTTTTTCAAAACATTCTTCTGGCGTAGAAAAATAAGCAATATCTTCATCATCTTCGAAGATATCATAGATTCCAGTATCCGTTGAAATTCTATTTGTTATGATTGCATTTCCACAACCACCAGATTCAAATATTCTGCGTGTTATTTCATCAAAACGAGCAAACTGATATGTTATAGAACCACCATTGTAGAAATCAGTATTATCATAACCCCATACATGTTTATTGACAAATTTATCTTGGCCGTATAATTGTGTTAATTCCGATAGTAATGGTCTATGCCCAATACAAGAAGTTACACACTTTAATTGTTTTGGTATTTGTTGATTGCGATAAAAAATTTCATCATCGCACCAATGCGTCATCCAGTTTGATGGTAAACCACGCTGAATGTAATTAACATGACAACGAAGATCTGGAGTAAAGAAAGCATCGACACTATGAATGCGTTTTTGATTATCCACATAAGTTTGTGGTTCATCTCCTAGTTCTAAGAACAACTTAGTCTTTACCTGAGTTTTAAGTTTGGTTACCCCCTCATCAAAAGAAGGAGATGGTCCACACCAGCAGAAAAAAATCAAATCGTATTTGTCTGCAATTTGTATTAGTTCAGAAAAATTACACGCCTTCGGATCAAGAGCATAGTGTTCAACTGTGTGTTCTTTTTTCTCAAAAGACTTCCCAAGACCAATTGGTGTATTCCATTTGTCTGGTTTTTGCTCATTAAAATGATATGGAATCAATATTTTCATGGTTTACTCTTAAAAATTAAAACACCATCTGCACCTTGCCTATCTGCCGTATCATATAATTCATATATCAATTCATAATT